TATAACAAACACAATTTTCTTTCCAAATGATGCATCTGCATCAAAAGCATATACCGCAATTTGGATGTACATCGGTAACTTAGAAGGTAAAGGCTGGAAAGTAGAGCGTTACATGAGTGAAGACCTGGCGGAAGATAGAGAAAATTACGGTGGCGTAAACATGCTACTACAAGCAGATGATGACGAAGTATTTGTCAAAGCATCAGCAGGTAGCAGAGAACTTGGACATGTACTGTTCACTATAGATTATGATAGTCAAGGTATGGTTCTTAATCCTCAAGACTTAGAAGTAGAAGAAAAGTATCGCGGACAAGGCATTGCAGAAACAATGTACGATTATGTAAAAAGCAAGGGCTATAGAATACGCCGTAGTGGACAACAAACTGATGCTGGTGCGGCATTTTGGAACAAGCACAGGCCCGGACAAAATGTTTGGGAGCAAGACGAACAGATACAAGGTGTAGCGGAAGGCCGTGCTCGATATAAAGAAATTGAGTTTGTATGTGCAAACCCAGACATGTGCGATGCGACTGACCCTGTTAAACAACAACAGTTATACAAAGCACTAACAAAGATTCCTGGCGTTATTGCACTATACCAAGATCAAAGCGAATATAGCGAAGGACAAATGAGTTTGTCTGCTATCTTTAAAGATCCACAAGTAAAGAAACAAATACTACAAACAGCAAAACAGTTTGGTGTTGCCGTTGACCTGGAGCAGCCTGTCGATGACAACTATGTAGATCGTGCAATTCGTGGTGAACATTACGGACAGATACAAGATGTGGCGGAAGTTGCTGCGCCACCTGGAGTATCTCACTTTGTAACACAACGGCCCGCATACCGCTCTCCAGAAAAAGTATCAGCAAACCACCGCGTAGGCATAACTTATACTGATGGCGCCAGTCCAGAAACGCTTAATAAAATAGTTAGAGTAACAGCAGATAGCCCGGAAGAAGCTATTAAAAAATCAACAATTTATTTTAAACGCCTAGGGTGGAACGTGGTAGACGCAGCACATCTTGGTACTTTAGATGAAGCTGTGGCAGAAGAGTTAGAAGAAGGTTGGAAAGATTGGGTAGCAGGCGGGGCCATGGCACTGGGCGCATTAGGCGCACAAGCAAGCGACATTGTAAGTCAACTTGTAGAACCTGGTGATACTGTTTATAGCATTGCTAGACAGAACAATGTTCATCCCTCGGTGCTATACAAACTAAACGGCTTCAACAACAATACCAAACTAACGCCCGGACAGGAAGTCAAAGTTCCTGACGTGTACACACAAACCGCAAAACCCGCAGCCAAAGCACCAACCGCCAAGCCTGCAATTGCCCAAGGTGTACGCGGAGCAGTGGCTCGGGCCAATGCACTGAAACCTGTAGCAAAAGCACAACCCAAAGCACAACCCAAAGCAGCACCTGTTGCAGCCAAAGTTGCTCCTATTACAGGAAGCAAAGCTGAACAACTGTTGATGAATACTGCTGTACGCAGTGGCATTACTGGAACAGAGCTAGCTGCATTTATGGCACAAATGGCGCATGAGTCTGACAACTTTAAGAGCATGAAGGAGTACGGTGGCAGCTTGGACTTCCGCAAGTATGATCCTAAATATGCTCCTAAAAAAGCAAAAACTTTGGGCAACAAGTATGCAGGTGATGGCAACCGATTCAAAGGCAGAGGCTTTATACAAATAACAGGAAGATACAACTACCGCATTGCCAGCAAAGCCATTGGCGTTGATTTGGTCAAGAATCCAAAGTTGGCAGAAGATCCAGCAGTTGCGGCAAAAATCGCAGTATGGTATTGGAAACTTCGTGTGCAGCCCAATGTGACCAACTGGAATGATGTCGAAGCAGTTACCAAGCCTATCAATCCGGGCCTGCGTGGTTTAGCAGATCGTAAAGAAAACTTTGCTGATTACATAACTGCAATGGCCACAGTAGATAAAGCAGTATAAAGTTAACGAACATAAATATTTGTATGAGAATCAATGACATTATTAATGAAGAAAAAACACGACTAGATCCCAAATGCTGGACTGGTAAAAAGATCGGTAACCCTAAAACCAAAATGAAGGGCGGCGTTCGTGTCAACAATTGTGTGCCTGTTGAAGAACAAGAAACTGGCAACGTTGATGATGCTGACAGTCAGCAATCACTGGCAGCAGATGCAGCACGTAATGCCGAAACTGTTAAAATGTCACAGCAAGATGCTGCCGCTGGCGGTGTTGCTGAAGACGGCACATGGGGCATGATGGAAGAAACTTATCACGGTGACGAGTTTTACGAAGCCTACGGTGACATGTGGTTCAACGAAGATGAACACTTAGACGAAGCCGAATACCAAGGCCGTAAAGTCAAACTTGGCAAGCCCATGCAAGGTGACGTTAAAAAGTTCAAAGTATATGTAAAGAATCCCAAAGGCAATGTGGTCAAAGTCAACTTTGGTGATCCCAACATGCGCATCAAAAAGTCCAATCCAGCAAGGCGTAAGAGTTTCCGCGCAAGACACAATTGTGCAAATCCTGGGCCGCGCCATAAGGCCAGATATTGGAGCTGCCGCAAGTGGTAAAAAGATAATCTACGCAGATTTCTCCTATAAGTATTTGTTTACAGGAGTATATCGTGAAAAAATTAGTAGCATTAGTATTTGTAGCATTGCTGGCTGGTTGCCAAACAACTGTTACAAGCACCGCACAAAACAATTACACACCAAAGTTTGTAGTAGATTATCAAAAATGCGGCGCTGATCCCGCAGTTTCTACACCAGGTGCTGTGTCGTTTGGCACAAACACTTGCAATGCAGGGCGTGTGGTAAGTGATCAAGCATACAAGAACATTAGCAAAATCACAGCCACAGTTGATCTCAGCCGGGCTACCAGCAACTTTGTAAACCATACTTTCTACATGGTCAGCAATCCCACCAATCCTACACGTTCAAACAGTGGCGACAACTATTGTGATGCCGGAGGTAACTTGGATTCCCAAAGCTGCCGCGAAATTGATATTTTTGAGTCAAATGCCAACGCAGTAATTCAAACCACTATCCACACAGGTGGCGGTGGCGCCAGTGGTCCACAACGGTTTGAACTCAGTTACACTGACAAGGCACTGAATACCAGCTGTTATGATTCCAGCAAGATGAGCGATGATCCCGCAGCAGGATCACACAAGTTGGCCGGAATCATTGACATCACTAAGCCAGTGCAAATGACTGCTGATTTCACTTACGGCGATACACCCACTTACAAAGTGACTTACACACAAGACGAGAACAGTGTAGTGGTTTACGATTCATCCAACGGTTCAGGTTACAATGGCAGTACGTCAATTGACATGACAGATGTAACAACCAGTATGAATGATGGCTACTGGCTACATGCCAGTATTTGGCAATCAGACAGTGGCCCGGGTTGGAGCCCAGGCTCGCCACAGGGTTGGTGGAACGGCTCTTGCGGCTGGGATGGCATGTGCGGCAGCACTACTTCGTTTAGTATTACTAACGTGACAGTTACAGCAGATTGAGATAAGTAATAGTATGAAAGCCAAAGAAATCATCACTGAAGGAGCAAAACAATGGACTGCAAAGATCCGTATTGAAAACCCACGGTATGTTTCTTTGGTTGATGTGACAACATGGGCTCCCAACATAACAGTGGCCCGCAATATCTTTAAAGCCCAATACAATATCCAAGACTGGCACATAGGTTCTATCAAACAGGTTCAATAAACTGTAACTAAATACAAGCATGAAACAATTTGTTCGTGTGTTGTGTGATGTAGACTGTACCTGGTCAGGAGAACCACCTGTATACCGCGTATATGTCGACGACGAACTGTTTGCCGAACGCACTTGGAAATGGACCGACCAATACCTTGAAGAAATGCTTCAAATTGAAGCTGAACCAGGGGAATACACAATCACTTACGAACTGGTCAATGCCACCACAGCAACTTTGCATATCAACAACATGCGTGTTGACCACGGCACAGGACGAATCAAAGACAACATGTTGAGGATTACCAAATGAGAGCACAAGAATTCATCAAAGAAAATGCGTCAGCAGGCGCAACAAGTTCCGGCTCTGTTGCCACAGTGGCTGCCCCAATGGGCATGCTTTCAAGAACAGGCGGCAGCTTGTTCACTGGTAAATACACAACGGATGCAACACCCAATACCCCGAGTTATATGAAAAAAGGAAAAAAACGTCGTGCTAACTGATCAATTAAAAATCTTGCTTGCAAGTCAATTCGCTTACTATTTAAAAGCCCAATACTTCCACTGGAACGTTGAAGGATCAGACTTTGCACAATTACACGAATTTTTTGGTGACATCTACGAAGATGCTTACAGTGCTGTAGACCCAATTGCTGAATACATTCGTGCCTTAGAAGAATACACACCTGGCAGCCTTAGCCGCTTTGCTGAATTATCACTTATTCCAGACCAAACAAAAGTACCACGTGCCAAACTGATGATCCAAGAATTGTTGGCGGACAGTCAAACAATGGTTGATTTGCTAAACAATTGCTTTGCTGATGCCGAAGCAGAAAACAAACAAGATGTTGCTGATTTTGTAAGCGGACGATTGGGTCAGCAAAACAAGTACGCTTGGCAATTGAGAAGTTTTTTAAAGGACGCTAGGGACTAACATGGACGAAATTTACACTATAATGCAACGCTTGGCCTTGATCGAAGGAAGTCTTACTCCGGTTGATGTCAAGAAAGGCCTAAACACTCAACAAAAGTCTGTGCCGCAGATGCCAGCATTGTTTAGCATGCCCGACCAAGGTCCTGTGCTGGGCGGCGACCCTGACAAAAAAGCGCCTGGTTCTGGGTACATGGTTGGCTCCGATGAAAGTGTAGAACAAGAAGAAGAAATGCTCGACGAAGCAATCACCAGTGAAGACCAATTGGACAAGGTTAAAAAATCTTTTGCCGAATATCTTGACAGCATTGCTGACGAAAAGAAAGATACAGACTTGAAAGACAAAGTCAAAGGCGACAGTGATATCAAAGAAAAGAACACCAAGGACGCCAGCATAATTGCCAAACAAATTACCGCCGTTGCTGAAAATCCCACAGAAGAAGATCCAGTTGTGCAAATGCCAACTGCGCCGACACAGGAACCTGTGTACACTGAGTCAGCACCTGTAAAAACCATTGCATTAGAAGATGGTCGTGCATGTGAAATTTACGGCGACGAACGTAGTGGTTTTGAAATCCGTCACAACGGGCGTGCAATGAAATCACGTTTTAAAAATTTAGACCAAGCACAAATGGCATTGGAAATGTATGTTGCCCGTCATCAGCAACAAGACGAAAGTGCTGACTATATTGAGGAAGCATAATGAACTTGAACGAATTATACAACGAAAATAAAAATCCATTCCAGGATGTGGTTGACAAAGTTGCAGCAAAAGAAAAGCAAGCTGATGCTGAACATACCAAAGGCTTGAAAGACATTGCTGATAAATTTCAAAGTGCTGAGAAAAAAAGCAGTGAAGAATTCAGTAAGAAGCTACGCCCGAGTGTATCAGAAGAAGAAAAGACAACAAAAACCAAGTGTCCGCCGGCAACACAAGACATCACACTTAATTTAGAAAATAGACAAAAAGCAATTGACGAATACGGTTACGGCCCACTAAATCCAGCAATGCCCAACAACAAGTTTTGGATGAAAAAAGTTGATGAATGGAATCTAGACAGTGCAGAAGAAGCCAAAAAGAGTTTATGCGGTAACTGTGCAGCTTTCGATGTTAGACGTGACACACTAGACTGTATTGCCATTGGTATTGATGCTGGTAACCCTGCTGATGCAGAAGGCGTAATTGATGCCGGTGACTTGGGTTACTGCAAATTCTTAAAGTTCAAATGCGCTAGTCGTAGAACATGTGATGCTTGGGTAGGTGGTGGCCCATTAACAGACAAGCAAGGTGTAGCGGAAGAAAAAGCAGGTTGGTCCATCAAAGGATCGCCAAAGCCAGCACCTAAAGCACCTACGCCACATTGGAGACTTAACAAGGATGGCACCAGTACAGATCTGAATACAGGCATTACATACAAACGAGATGGGACTGTTGTAAAGACTGAGGAAGGTGTGGCGGAAGGCATGTTTGGTATTGATAGCAAGACCAAAGGTGCTATTCAGAATGTTGTTGCAAAACTAAGTGACATTCCCGGTATGTGGGATCATGCTGCACAGACATTTACTAATCTAGGCAAAGCAGAGTTGGAAAAGGCACTAAGCTATAACCCTAAGTACATCAAGTACGCTTTAAACTTAACTTACAAAGATTTCGAAGCTGATATGAACGAAGGCAAATTTGATCCCATAAACGACGACGACTTTTATGAATACAATGTCAACACCAACGAGATTGTCAAACGCATCAGCGGCAAGCATCCAATAGCACGCCAGTTTAGTCCTATGCAAAAAGAATGGGCGGGCCGTGATGCGGATCACAAGATTGTGAAGGGCATGTACGCAAAACAGTTAAAGCCCACAGTAGATGAAAAAGTCAGCGACTATCTCCCAGCACCATTGGTCAACAAACACAGCATTGTCAAAGGCTGGAGAAAAGCCAAAGGGCTTGATGAAAAAGCTCCAGAAATTCTTAGTAAAGCAGTCGGAGCAGTATCCGGTGCAGTTTCAGGTATCGGTGGCGCACTTATTGGTAATATGTTTGCTCCGTTAATTGGAAGCATTGCCGGAGGCGCTGCAGGTGCAATCGGCGGTTACAAAGTGGGTTCAGCAATAACGGACGCAATATGGGACGATATTGCTAAATTGTTTGGCGGCGAGAAAAAAGCTATTGCAGCTGGTGTTGCACATGCAAAAGCAGCAGCAGCAGGAGAAAAGAGTTTTGAATTCAACGGCAAGAAATATCCAGTAACTCTAAAACCCCAGGAAGTTGGCAAAGCAGTAGCAGAGTTGAAAGCTGTTAAAGAAGCATATACTATGGAAAAGGCGCCACCGGGCGCCAAGGCAGAGCGTATGGTCAAGCACGTCAAAAAGAACTATTCCAAAGACGGCAAGTTAACGCCCACAGAAAAATCCATTGCATATGCAACTGCATGGAAAGCACACAACGCAGGCAAAGTGTGATATTAAACGAATTTGAATCCAGCAACCACGATCTACTAGACGATATTCTAGTAGATCTATGTGACATGGTGATGCAAGGCAAGCGAAAAGATCGCAACCTAGGAATGGTTGCGGCTGCTGTGTTGGATCCTGGTGGCAACTGTGTGAGTGCTGTGAACTATCCTGACGAACAAGGGCGTCGTGTACATGCCGAACGTGCAGCATTGGATGCATATCGTGAACAATTTGGACAATTGCCAAAAGGGTGTACTATCATTACCACCTTGAGCCCGTGCACAGAAGACATGCCAGATCGACACGGCGAATGCTGTACAGACTTGATCAACAGTACCAATGTTCGCCGAGTATATGCTGGCTATGCTGATCCGTCGCAAGAAGAAACGCACAACAAGTTCAAGTTGATGATCACCGCCAATCCGCGAATCAAGAGTTTGTGCAAAGCATACGCTGATACATTTTTAAAAGACGAACTAAATGAATTGAATTTTCTTGGAAGCGAATGCACTAAAGATTGTAGCGGGCATCGTGCCGGTTACGATTGGAGCAAACGCAAAGGACTACAGCAAGGCAATAGTCCATGGAGTCCCAGTTTCAATAAAGGTGCCGCGCTCGCAGTAGCAGGCAAATAACCAAACACCCTTAGGACCGTTATTGCTTACAATAACCTTATGGTGCGCCGGCTGCTGGCGCAGTCTCCCGAATTCGCTACTTGGGAGACTGGAAGTGAGCATCATCTACCAAAATAACTTGACAACCGTAAAATCCGTGTTATAATTAGTTTTTAACTGGAGTATTCAATGGACAAAACATTCAACGGCGATCAAAAGATCAAACTGACCCAAATTGTCAACGAAGGCATGCAAGTGATGGTGGAAATCGACACACTACAAGGTGGACTCAATGACACTATCAAAGCTGTTGCCGAAGAACTAGAAATCAAACCTGGTGTTTTGAAAAAAGCAATCAGTTTAGCACACAAAGCCGAATTTGGCAAAGCCAAACAAGACCACGAACTACTAGAAACAATTCTTGAAACCGTTGGCAAGACATTATAAATACCGCACGAATCGCTCACGTTAAGAGCATGAATCAAGGCCCACCGGCCATAAACGGAGAATAATGAGTTACGTAGACGCACTTTTTGATCGTGAACACGATCGCATCCATGTAGTAGAGCGAATTGAAGGACGACGGGTATACAAAGAATATCCGCCTAGCTACATTTTCTATTACGACGACCCACGAGGCAAGTTTCAAAGCATTTATGGAACACCTGTTAGTCGCTTTAGTACACGCAACAACAAAGAATTTCGCAAAGAAGTTCGTATGCACGGCGGCAAACAATTATACGAAAGCGACATCAATCCCATCTTTAGATGTTTTGAAGAAAACTACAAAGATGCTGTTGCTCCTGAACTACAAACAGCATTTTTTGACATTGAAGTAGACTTTGACAAAGTTCGAGGATTCTCGCCCACGCATGATCCATTCAATGCTATCACTGCTATTTCTGTGTACTTGAATTGGATGGATCAGCTTATCACACTTGCTGTACCTCCCAAAAGTCTTAGCATGGCAACTGCGCAAGAACTGGTGGCCGAGTTTGATAACACATTCTTGTTTGACAACGAAGCAGACATGCTCAAAATGTTTTTGGATTTGATTGATGATGCAGATGTACTAAGCGGCTGGAACAGTGAAGGCTATGATATTCCGTACACAGTGAATCGTATTACTCGCATACTCAGCAAGGATGATACACGCAAGTTTTGTTTGTGGGGACAGTTTCCCAAGCCAAGAATGTTCGAACGCTTTGGTGCTGAGCAACAAACATATGACTTGATTGGCCGCGTGCATATGGATTATATGCAACTGTATCGCAAGTACACATACGAAGAACGTCACAGTTACAGTTTGGATGCTATTGCTGAACACGAACTCGGCGAGCGTAAAACACAGTTCGAAGGCACACTGGATCAACTGTACAATCAACACTTTAAAACTTTTATTGCCTACAACAGGCAAGATACTGCACTATTGGACAAGCTGGACAAAAAATTGCAGTTTTTAGATCTTGCCAACACACTAGCACACGCCAATACTGTATTGCTACAAACCACAATGGGTGCAGTAGCAGTGACAGAGCAGGCCATCATCAATGAAGCACACGAACGAGGTGTGGTTGTTCCCAATCGCAAGCAACGTTCGCCAAACTCCGATGACACACAGGCAGCAGGCGCATACGTGGCATATCCCAAGAAGGGCATGAGCGAATGGATTGGGTCTGTGGACATCAACAGTTTGTATCCGTCGGCAATTCGTGCTATGAATATGGGACCAGAAACTGTGCTAGGACAACTGCGTCCCATAATGACCGATCGCTATATCAAAGATAAAACAAACAGTGGTTCAAGTTTTGCGGCAGCATGGGAAGGGTTGTTTGGCAGTTTAGAGTATACTGCTGTTATGGAACAATCACCTGGAACCGAAATTACCATTGATTGGCAAAACGGCGAGTCTGATGTTTATTCTGCATCACAAATTTGGTCAATTGTGTTTGATTCAAATCGGCCTTGGATTTTGACTGCAAATGGTACTATTCTATCTTACGAAAAGAAAGGTATTATTCCCGGCTTGTTGGAACGTTGGTATGCCGAGCGTAAGGAAATGCAAGCAAAGAAAAAAGACGCCAAAGACAAGAAAGAAGAAGCATTCTGGGACAAGCGGCAGTTGGTCAAGAAGATTAACTTGAACAGTTTGTACGGTGCTATTCTTAACCCTGGTTGCAGGTTCTTTGATCATCGTATCGGACAGAGTACCACACTGACAGGTCGTGCAATTGCTCGGCACATGGATGCACACATCAATGAATGCATCACTGGAGTGTACGATCATACCGGCGACGCAATCATTTATGGAGATACAGACAGTTGTTATTTCACTGCATGGCCTGTGATAAAGAAAGAAGTTGAAGAAGGACGCATGGAGTGGAACAAGGAAACATGTATTGCACTATATGATTCTCTTGCTGACCAAGTCAATAACTCTTTCCCGGGCTTTATGGAGCAAGCGTTTCATTGTCCCAGAGACATGGGAGGGTTGATCAAAGCAGGGCGAGAAATTGTAGCAGATCGTGGATTGTTTATTACAAAGAAACGTTATGCTGTGAACATTATTGATCTCGAAGGCAAGCGGCTAGACACAAATGGCGCACTAGGCAAGACAAAAGTCATGGGTCTTGATCTAAAACGCAGTGATACTCCAAAAGTTATTCAAGATTTCTTGCTAGAAGTATTAAATCTTGCACTTAGCGGTCAAGAAAAAGACAAGGTAATTGAGCGCATTCGTGAATTCAAATATGAATTCATGGACAGGCCTGGTTGGGAAAAAGGCAGTCCCAAGCGTGTCAACAACTTGACCAAATACGCAGCCGAAGAAGAACGACAAGGCAGGGCAAATATGCCAGGACATGTCAGAGCTGCATTGAACTGGAATAATTTACGACGCATGAACAGCGACAACTATTCAATGCAAATTGTAGATGGCATGAAAACTATTGTGTGTAAGCTAAAAACAAATCCGCTGGGATGGACCAGTATTGGTTATCCTACAGACGAGCAACGGTTGCCCGAATGGTTTAAACAACTGCCGTTCGATGATGGGTTAATGGAGGCCACAGTGGTTGACCAGAAGATTGACAACTTGCTGGGTGTAATGGATTGGGATTTGGCAAGTGCAACCAATACAGAAAACACGTTCCAAACTTTGTTTGAATGGTAAAATATGAAATTAAGTGATCTTATCGCGTACCGCAATCATCTACTAGAGTACAACGTAGCTGATGTTGCATATCATGCACGGCATAAACTTTCTGAGGTTGTACACACTGTTAAAAACAGTGTTATTCAACCACGCACGTTTACACACACAATCGATGAAGACCTAGACAATGTAGTTGATGTGTTTAATCAATTTAACAGCACACTAAGTGGATTAATACAAGAGTTAGATCTCATGATCGAAGTTGCTGAAAAAACTTACTACCAAGATAGTACCTTGCGATACAACGAAGAATCATCAAGGTATGGTAATCTCGACGACAAAACAAATACCGATGTCGATCAACAAATACTTAACCGACGACTAGAAATGAGTCCAGAAACTCAGAAGATGCTGTCTGACAGAATAAACTCATACATTGATTGGAAATATGCTGGATTGGTTATTCGTCCGGGAAAAGAACACTTTATCAATGATTTAGTAGGACTTGATCCGTTGTATTTGGTTGACTGG